GCTCTTTTGGAGATTTCAATAAGTCAGAAATTTTTGACGTAAGGCCTGTTAAACCCATTACAACTGAATTCTCAAAGGGTTCAGTACCGGATTCTATTTATACAGTTAACAGAGAAGCAGCTTGGAATAGATGGCGCCGTGGATTTGAGCTGGCCACGGCTCACTTTCACGACAACTCTTACGAATATCCTTTTACTTATCGCATTCCATTACCGGCTGGGGTTCCATTAACCGGAGGCAATCAGCCAACAATTCCCGGTGTCTTTAAAGGTTTTCCCACAAAAAATAAAGAGTTTGGCATGCATTGGGCCGGTGTTCGTGTTGCTGGCAGCCTAAGATTTGACAATGTTTTAGACAGCACTGGTACACGGGCTTCTATTGCATCAGTGACAGAGGATAGTAATTATTGGTATGTGCAGCTCACTGGAAGCTGGAGTGCCGCCAATCCATTACCACCGCCTTTATTTGTAGCCATACCCGGTGTACCCGGAGGCATAAAAGCAATTAACGGAGAAATTTTAGAAGACCGTATTATTGCTGCAGCAGGTGTTCCAATTGATCGCGATACAATTAATCCCGATACACAGACACGTTATGGATATGTCCAAGCTGTTTTAGTTGATTTGAATCCATCTACCGGTGTTTTGACTTTAAGAAAAGCTGGTTCTGTCGAGGCAACTCCAGACCGCACACTAATCACTCCGGCAAGCAGACCACCTAATGTTGGTCGCTTCCTGATGACGGGAACACGTTACTGTTGTTCTTGTCAAGACTTTAACCGGCGCGACTATGGTTATATGAGTTCGCTGAATCGTGTTTCAGATTCATTGAAATCCAAGTTTCCTCGCTCAAATGTGGCAACGCTCAAGCCCGGTCGCCACGAAGTAATGACATTATCTGGCGTCGTGGACAACTCCGCGATGACAAGTGCGACTGTCAATAGGAACATGAAGATTGTTTCTCCAGCTGCTCAATACAATGTGCCGCCGAGTGTGACACCAACAGTTTCAACAGAACCTGGGACAAACCGAGACAATCCAGGTGTGTTTCGTGATTTTGGTGGTATGTATTTGCGGAGCACGGCAGACCCTTCACTTCCAGGTTCACGGGCAGAAAGCATGCCTAATTACAAAGACTATGCGGCAGTTGGAAACGTCATTACTTCTTTGACAGATACATGGACTCCATTACTTGATGAGATGCGTTATTGCAAACATATCTATGCAATGAAATATGAAGAAGGCATATTCCCCCCAGAGCCATCAGATTTCCCTGTGGACATGGGAAGTATGGCTGCATGGGAACAAAGATTAGTTGACCAAACAGAAAAAGAGCAAGCAGGGGCAGCCGCCTCAAATCTGCAGTACAGAAGTTTGGCAATAATGGATGTCCCTCCGTATAACTGTCAGGCGCCAATGATGATGCCAATGATGCAAAAACTATTTAACGTTCCGTCAACGTTTGTAAAAATGGCGGGTTTCACAATGTTTGATAAAAATGGTGCAGCTTATATCCCAGCATCAGGACAATACCCAGGCACTTAATCATGGCTAATTTTGGAGATGTTGTAGATTCCAATTTCGTTTATTCACAAAAACAGTTGGACACAAGAGTATACGGTGAAAGTAAGATTTTTTTTGGTGATTCTCCCACTGTTTATCATGTTGGAGATGTGGTTCATCTTCCTTATGTTTCTGGAGAAACGTCTACGATGCAAGCCATTGGCCTAGCATGGGCCGCATTTGTAACTGGCACAGAACCAGCATGATATAAAAAATCTTTATATTGTATACTTTAATTAAGCCTCACAAGGCTTATTAAGGTTTTTTTTACCACTAGTACCCTAGGTGTCCCGATTGCTATGGTCGGGCCATTCCAGGTCACCTCAGCCATGACACAACAGCCGCCTGTTGATCAGCGGATTGTGGACGAGTACTTTCAGCTGATCTCAAATCGAAAAACAAAAGACGTGGGATGGCTTTACGCCATGGTCGCCACCTTTGGTTTAAAACCAGAAGAACTCAGTGGGTTCTCTTGGGGACCAGGGGGAGTAGTTAGATTGTCTAGTCGCAAGCGTCCCGTTTCTCCGCTTCACCCACAATGGGTTCTTTTATTTGAACTCAAAGAAAAAGAGCCATGCACGAGACAAGGCTCTTGGGTGTCCCTTTGTACATCTCTTTATCGATCAATGGCGTATCAGGACATAACCCTGAACGTCACCGACCTGCTTTTGGCCCATCGCCTACGCAAGAACCACTACCAAAACTTTAAGCAGCAGCAGGCATCTGCCCGTTCTTTTGCAGTTGTTTCCTAACTGCTTTTACATTCCAGCGATAACCGTCCCGTGAGCGGGTTTCGGGAAAAGCGGCGAAATGCGGCCCTAGCTTTAGGGTGCCGTCATCACGGTATTTAAAAAGAGTTTGACGGTCAATGCCGAGAAGTTCTTCGGCGCGGGAAATGGGAACCCAGCTGCCCCAGGTTTTAGTCATGGCGCGAGAAAACGCGTGCTTTCATAAAGTATCGAGCAACGAGGGCCTGTCAAGCTTCTTAAGACAAGCTTCGGTTTTGTGTTGTGGTTGTATACAAATGTGGGGAAATTAAAATGAGATAACGGCAACTAAAGAGTATGTTCAATAGTGAACAGGATCCACTCGCCCTGCTCATTGAATTAACTCCAAAGTTAGCAAAGAAACGTTACCGACAATTTATTTACGAAGCCTGGGACTGCAAGTGCGGCTATTGCGGGGAAGAAGCCACATCCCTGGATCACATCATCCCAAGGTTTCGTTCTGGTTCAAGCAACAGAAATAATTTGATTCCTGCTTGCCGGCGTTGTAATATGAATAAAGCAAGCTCCAAGATGGAAGATTGGTACATCCGGCAAAGTTATTATTCACCAGAGAATCTGACACGGATTAAATCCTGGATGTCACAGGATGTCATCGACATCTTTACTTATAATGTTGATATAAGTGCTCAACGATTGGCGATAAGCTAGTGGGAATTTATTACGATCCACAACGAGGTGCGGGTAAACGCTGGGTTGTTACTAAGGAAAAAGTAGATTACACACCAGAAGAATTAAAAACAGATCGCCCTACAAATTTTAAACGCAATGATCGCTATCAGGTAGACGTTTGCGCTGGCCCCTATTTTTTTGGACTTAATTTATGTTGGCATACGGTTAAAGAATGGCGTGATAATTGGGTTAATGATACCACTAAAAATAGTATTAATAAAGAACTAAATGCAGATGGTGTTGCAAATCAAAAACAATTAAAAATTAATCAAGATAAAAATGCTGCTTATGACAAAACTGTTGCCACAGCTTCCTCTACACAAGGAGGCGACTATGTGAATCGAAGGGACATTCTTAGAAATATTCAAAACATTGACGATACAGCTAAGACAAATTTAGAAAATCAGTTTAAAATTTTTTATCGTACTGAAAAACTTCAACGCTGGGATCCAAAACTTGGGGCAAAACCTCCTTATGGTGAGTTTGATGCCAATTTTTATAAAAGACAAAATCAAGCAGTAGCAGAACAATGGAAAACAGCTGTTAATAACGATGATGTAGATATTGTTGAGCGCTATGGGGAAAATGGGTTTTATCTACAACACTATACAAATCAAGGCAAACAAGCCGGTTTACGCGGGAATGCAGTAGAAAAAACAATACAGGCAAATGCATATAAAGAGGTTAAACCCACAGACAAAGAAATTCAAGACGTACGTACCAAACAATTAAATGTTGCTCCTGGAACAGAAACAACAAGTGGGCTTAGTTCTATTAATGAGCGTATTTTAAAAGTTCCAGAAGTTCAGAAAGCCTGGACAGAAGCAAAACAGGGTGATGCATATTGGAAATCATTGGCCCAGGCTAATTATTTAAACGTTAACAATGCAGATCAATTTGCAGCTTTATTTCGCTTATCAACAAGGCCAGCGGATAAACAGGTTGTTTTTTCAAACAATTTAAATGCGGATCCTCAAAATAGAATTACAGATCTAGAAGACGAAATTAATACAGCGGTGGGCGCAGGTCAAAGTGTCGATACGCAACGCTTTGGTGCGCTGGTCCAAGACAGTTTGGCTAGAACAGTTAAAAAACTAAAAGAAACGAATGCGCAAAACCAACAGTTAGCCCTCATGCGTGGTTTTAGTACATTTTCAGAAATTACAGATATTAATAAAGAGTTAACAAACAGCATTTTAGGCGATACAGGCATTGGTGGTTTACTTGAATTTACGGGAGGAGCCGGTAAAACCCAGGAAGCCTTTGAAAAAAAAATTGAAGGTGTTACAGGTGTAAAGAGCAACGTTGTTTATAACTGGCAGAATTGGTTTGATAAAGAATTAGTTACTCAATACAACAAAGATTTAGAGCTGGGCTATTCTACGGGCCAAGCTAAAGAAATGATCAAAATCTCAAAAGATTTTGCCAATAAATTTGTTACTGATTATTTAAAGCCGCGTTTTGATACCTCAAAGTCAATGGACGAATTCATTGAATACATGGATATTCGTCAACAAGAACAATCTCCATTTACGACACAAGATGTTTACACGGGTTTAAAAGATATTGCAAATGCACGTTCTAAAAGTTATTTAGATGAAATACAAAAAATAAGTGACAGGGTTTTTGATACTGACTTTTACTTCAATCCAACAGGAAATAAAGCTAAAGAAGGAGATTACGCAACACAAGCAAAACAAGTTGCAGATGATTGGACGTTAGCTAAAAAACAAGTAGCACAAAAAGATGGATATTGGTACCAACAAGCGTATCGTTTTGGTGTAGATATTAATGATAAAGCGTCATTTGCACGCATGCACTTTGAAACACAAGGACAAGGCAAAGGTTTTGATGCGGCAAAAGATATTTTAAACGCCGGTGCAGTTCAAGACTATATTTCAAAAAACATTACACCTGCTCTCAAGGACTACATATCTAAAAACCCTGGAGGCTTCTCAAAGTTTGTTTTACCGGAAGAGTTTGCTGATGCCTTGCTAAAAGGAGTAAATCCAGCCGATAAAACCCAATGGGAAACAGTATTGAAAAAAATTGGTTTGTCGGATTTTAAAGGCACACTTGATGAATTAAAAGAATATATTACACAAACTTTTAGGACAGGATCAGCACAAACAATTAGAGAAAATATTAAATATTTAAATGAACAACGTTTGACTCCAACGCAAGCACGTCTTGGAGCTGCCTACATTGAACGTCCCCAAGACTTTACAAATAAACCCACAACGCCTACCACAGAACTGTATAACGTTTTTCAAAAAGCTGGTTATCAAGGTTCAGAAGATGACTTCTATACAAAATTTTTCCCTGACTTAGATAAATCTGAACAGCAGTTGTTGACTAAGGCCGGAACAAGCACTGCTCTTAAAATGCAATCGTATAACTTAAAAAATCCATTTGAAGCATTTTCGACTCTTAGTACATTATTGGGAGAAGACGAAGCAACTCCAGAAAGAACTTCTACGGCAAAATCAAGGGATGCATCAAGTTTCTTTAACTTAGGATTAGGAGATACAGAAGATTCTGAATACAAATCAAAAACTGGTAGTCAGATTCTTGGAGAATTTACTTCGTTGTTTAAAGGGTTCTAATGTCGGATAAGCGTAGAAAAGCAGCATCTGCCGCCAAATTGGCAAAAGATAAAATGGCATGCAACAAACCCCAGCGCACCCCTGGTCACCCCACCAAATCACATGTGGTTAAGGCCTGCAAGGAGGGAGAAGAAAAAATTATTCGTTTTGGACAGCAAGGCGTAGAAGGCGCAGGCAAGAATCCACAAACCGCCAAAGACAAAGCAAGACGAAAGTCTTATTACGCCCGTCACAACGCCCAGGATTCTCATCCAGATATTATGTCCGCTAGATACTGGAGTCACAAAGTTAAATGGTAGACAAAAACAAGTGGATGGATTTTCCGATAGAGTGATAGCGCCTTAGTTTTATTTCAATGGCACGACCTAAATCCACAGCATTCGTCAAACTTGGGTCCAAGCCCAAACGCACCAAACAAGGACAAGGAAGAAATTCATTACCTAATCACGGACGCAAAAAATTGCGCGGGCAAGGTAATAAATAAATTGGGTATGATTGGGGGTAATAATAATGATTACCCCCATGTCAGACATTACTGGTGCGATTAATTTGATCCGCAAGTATGAAGGCTTTAGCGAAAAAGCTTACCCAGATCCGTATACAGGTATAGAGCCTTATACACTTGGGTATGGGACACAATTTTATCCTGACGGTTCACCGGTAAAACAAGGGCAATACTGCACAAAAGAAAAAGCGCTTGAATATTTATTTCACGAAGTTCATCTTATTGAAGTACAGCTGCAAAAATTAAATCTTGGTTTAGATGATTGCATGTTGCAGGCTTTGATTTCTTTTATTCATTCTGTTGGCTGGGGATCATTCCTTTACAGTGAATTGATCGACTGTATTGAACGAGAAGATTTTTTTGAAGTCACGCAAGAAATCAGTAATTGGATTTTTGATCCGCACCATAAAGTTGTTGGCGGTTTGATTGATCGCAGAAGGGATGAAATTGATTTATTTCTTCAAGAAATCAATGTCAATCCAGGGGCCTCAACAGATATTCTTTTAAATGCTTTCCGCAATTACGATGCTGCTCCGCATCAAGTGAAAGCAGTCCGCGAACTAGAAGAACACATTAGTCCCTATGTTCTGTCTAAATTTGCTAATGATTTTGACAGTGATCGCGTTTCATGGGATGAGTTTTCTCGGGAAGAGCTTGACGCCATGTTTGCCATGTAGTCTTAGAATAATTAATACAAGAGCCGCGAAATGCAATGGAGCGTTCAGTAGAACCCCGTGAGTTTCAACTTCCTTTGGAACTTCAGTTTTCCATGCGTAAGGCTGAATTAACAGCCCAAGAAATGACCTGGGACGAACTATATTCTGCTCTGTTAAATCTTTATCATCAACGTTTAATGGAATGGCATGCAGTCAAAGCCATTCTTGCCGATGAAAATATTGAGCTAGATTGGGATCTGCCAACCGATTTAGAGTTATGTGAACTCGCCGCCGCTTGTATGGTTGAAGACGAGGAGAGCGACGACGAAGAAGATTTATGTCAACCCTTTTGAGCTTCGTCAAAAGAAATTAAACGGTCCAGGTACCACTGGGCTTTTTTTAATGATTGAATATTTCCTTTATGTATTTCTCTCCATACATATTTAGCAATATTTCCTTTTAAATAACCACGATATTCTTCTGGTGTTAGCTGCGCTTCAATGGCTTCAATGCATTCAATGCCACCACGGGCAGTGTAGTGAGGCGGATGATTGACCATATCCTGGCTATTGTCCTCCACGACCCCTGGAAAACCCGGAAGATTAAATACGTTTACAGATGTATCAACCGTATCAACCGCCCAGGGTGCTGGACATACTCCTCCTGGGCATTCGGACACTTCTGGCGTTTCTTCTATCGGAGCAAACCACGGCGTTTCAGAGACTGCTCTTTCATTTCCTCCGTTGGTTTTCCGAGCGCAAGCACCAGAGCCTTTGGACGAGGCGCAGCCCCCATCTCCACAGCTTCCTCCGCCGACGGAATGTAACCCGTCACACCCGGGCGCTCCATCCCCTCGATATTTAATGGATTCCTCTCCAGTCCTTGTTCGCATGCCACCAAGCCCCTGTTATACATGTCATATAAGGGTACATCATTTTCTTCATTAGCGAGAGGTTGGCCAAAATCCTCCTCATCATCTAAGCAACGGCATTGCACTTCGTCGTGCACAAAAGCATCTAAAAACGCCGAAGGGTTGTTATGCATAATATTTGGAACTTGATTTATTCCTTTTACAATAATACTATGGCAAATTTCTTTGATCCAAACTACGACCCAAGGCAAGACGCGGGTACGTCTAGTGTTGAAGTATCTGATTTACGTCCCGAGCAAGATCGAGACGTGGATTTGCGACATTTAGATCCCGAAGAACGTAGTTCATATTCCGATGTTTTTCGTCAGTTTGGATACAACCGAAACCAAGAAGACGCACAAAAAGATATTGCAAAATACATGAAAGCAGCACGTGTTTCTGGCGCCTACAAACAACGTGCTGGAATTGCACAACCAACTGTTCGTGGCGAAACACCAAGAAACCCAGCGGTGATGGATATTTCGTCCTACGGAATTCCTTTTGGCGGAACAGTTTTACCGTCTATGGGAGACACAGCCGGTCAAGCGGGCAGTACAAACTATGCCCGTAAACCGTTACGAAACTTTGGCCGAATTTAATTAAACCTGAGAAAATACAACATTAGGCGGTTGGCTTTGATATTTGCCTCTGCGATCTTGATAGCTTACTTCACAGGGTTGTCCTTGATAAAACAATAATTGTGTGATGCCCTCATTTGCATAAATACGATTAAAAAGCCCAGTGCAGTTACTGATTTCCAAAGTTAAATAACCTTCCCAGCCACTTTCCGCTGGTGTAATGTTAACTAAGATCCCAGAACGCGCATAAGTGGATTTTCCAACAGCAACAACTGTTACATCCCGTGGCAATTTTAAACGCTCTTTAGCAACGCCCAAACAATAACCATAGGGCGGCAGTAAGAAATAGTCACCGCGTTCATCGCTCAAAAGTTCAGCCGGCTTCAAAATATCAGGATCAAAATCTTTTGGATCACAATCACCAGCCTGGACCTTACCAAAGATTAAACACTGTGTAGGCGAAAGACGGATGTCATATCCATAGGAACTAAGCCCGTAACTTAAAAGACGCCTGCCATCTTCTTCGCTGACAACATGATCAATAAAAGGACAAATCATTTTTTCTTTTTCGGCAAGCTCTCGAATTTGCCAATCTGCCAGTACGGACATAACCCTTTGCAATCGTTATTCAGTCTACAGATTTAATGAATTACTCGCCCTTTTTCTGAGTAGATATCAATAAATTTTTCAGTTGCTTCTGTAGCAGACTCCATGGGCGGCAAGTATACCAAAAAAGAAGTGCAGGTTTTATGTTTTGAAACACCATTGCTTGTGTGTTTTAGCAGTGTTGGGGCGGTTCTCAAAATACAAATTGGAAAATCAAAAATTCTTTGATCATACCGAATCATGTCAGGGCAGTTGCTAAAGTACAAGCCCTGTTTAATCTCTCCGGCAAGCCATGCGCCATATAGCTTGCGAAACCAAACGGCATGGGATGAAACCAAAGTAGGCGATGTTGCTCGTGTCATTTTCCAACGTTGGTTTTTTTTATCCCAAAAATACGTGCCACTCGGTGGAAATAAGTAAACACTTCCGTGCCATTGTTGGCAATTTAAGCCATCATCAGAGGGCGTAAAATATTCTTTTGCCTCTACGTATTGGTTTGCAGTTTTTGAGCTGGCAACGTCCAGATCAATACCACCCAAAAGCCCATGGGCAGAAGCAACCAGATCATAATTAGTAATTAACTCACGATCTTCAACGTGAGATCGAATATTTTGAATTGGCATTATTGCTTTGTCATTTCGTTATAATCAACTTCGCAATAACGAAGACCTGCTGCGTCATTAATGACGTATCCAGCTTTTTCTTGAGGATCGATTTTTTGAGCGGCTTCCAGGATTCGACGAAACGTTTCCGCCATATCCCCATTATTCTCGCGTTCACATTCTTCTTGTGCCGCATGCAATTCTTTAAGTGTTAGGAAGAACATAGAACGCTGCATGTTTTCAGGCTGAAACACCATAACACCAGGACCTTCGTGTTCCCAAAACTTACAGTAGTGTTGTCCCATATCTCCCAAGATCACACGCACCGTAGCGTCTAACATTTTGGCCTTGCTATCGTCAAGATCATTGCCAACAACAGAAGCAATTAATTTTTCGCGGCGATTCATGGGTTTAAAAGCTCCTGTCTCAGTAAAGATTCCAACAGTTTATTGGTTGGCTGGTATAAAACCACCATTTTTCCCAGAATTCCGCGTTTTTTTAATAACCTTCCATCGTCATCCCTAACTTTTTCTAGTTCCCCTGATCGAATCAGGTATTCAGCAACGCAACGCAAACGTCTTTTTAGAGGAAGCTCTGCCTGTGGAAATTTACCGCAAATGGTGTCCGCCTGCAAATCTCTGAACGCCATGCGCAATCGATTTGCCAATGTCATACCAGAATTCACATCCTCTTCTTCATAGTTTTTTAAGTTCACAAGGTAGCGCTGTAGGCATCCATCATCAAAAGAACCTTCAGGCGGCAAAAACATTTCTATTTGCAACCACAGGGATTTGGGCAAAAGATCTTGACAGTTTTCTACCGTAACCGCAAAGATATCAAAGGTCTTAAATCGATGAGCCATTATTCTTTCGGGAAACAGGCACTGCTTTTATACATTTTTGCTCCCGATTTGTAATGATCATGTGTTTCAATATTTCTATTTTTTGCAAAAGAACGTACTAGATGATTCCAGGGAATACGAATCACTGCTTTTTTAGATGTGTCTGGACAGGCATTAACGTAATGAATGCCTTCAACCCAGCCTTTTTCTGGTGTTTTTTTGCCAATGGCAATCCAGTTTCGCAGCGTTTGATCTGAGACATTTAAACGTCGTGCACATTCTTCAGTTGAAATGTACTCATCGGCATAAGCCTCTGGATTCAAGGCATCAGTTTCTCCGTTTTGATAACGACTGTGCCACATCGATGCCAAAATATTTCGGATTCCTTTTAATTCCCATGCAACGTCTTCTAATCCTTTTCTAATTCCATTGACCATAACAACAAACCCATTGATTAAATGCTAACGTATAAGAAAATAGTTTGTTTTAAATGGAAGATCAAATTCCTGTTAGCCAAGTTCCAAATCGCCCTCAAATCACGCCAGAACAGCTAGAGGAGATGAAAGCACGTGCTAGAGAGTTGGCAATTCAACAAACCTTGGCCCAGAAAACGCCTGCAAATCAAGTACAGCCACAAATTATTTATGTGCGGCACAACTTAACTGTTGCAGAATTACTGTTAGTTTTTTTCATCTCTTGCGGAATTGTAACAGGAATTCAATGGGCTTGGAACTTTTCTGCCAATCTTTTGCCGCGAATTGAAGTTAAAGTGCGATAAACAAGGTAACCTATAATAAAAGGTAAGCTTTTGATGTAATTGTAGGTGACCAATAGAAGAATTTCAGAGTTTCCAGCCATTAACGGCGTAGATATTGACGACGAAGACTTATTGCCTTTAGTACATGTCTTCGAGGTAGACCCAACACTGCGCAATAAACGGGTTACTTTTACCGAGTTTAAAAATTATCTAGATCAGTATTACGCTAACGTATCCGGCGAAATTTTCCCTGGCAATATAACTCTTAGTGGTAATTTATTCGTTGGTGGAACTACAACGCTAAACACTTTAAGTGCTTCTGGGAGTTCTAATTTTAATAGTATTTTTGTTCAAAACAATGCGACTGTTTCGGGCACCTGCAGTGGAAATACCTTTACTGGAAATACTGCATTATTTGGAAATGCAGTAATCAATAGTGGTGGATTTCAATCAGCAACAGGCATAACGGCTGTTTTTACAACGGGTGTTTTTACAAATTTAACTGTTACTACTCAGACTTTTTCCGGCTCTCAAGCGGTAAGTGGTGATCTCACTGTTCTATCTGGTTTATTTGTTTCTGGTCAGACTGTATTAGGCAACAACTTAACAGTTACTGGAGACATTAGCGGACAAACAATAACAGGTTTAACCGGAAACTTTACAAATATTACGGGCGTCAATATTGTTGGCACATCAAATATTTCAGGTTTAAATGTTACAGGCAACACGGCTGGTTTTACTACCGTTACCGGTACAACAGCAAACTTTCAGTCAGGTGTATTTACAACTCAACTCTCTGGTGCTGTAATCACAGGCGATACGGCTGGTTTTACTACAGTTACCGGAACAACAATTACAGGTACAACAGCACAATTTGGAAACATCACTGGTTCAACTTTAGCAATAACAACACCTTCGGGCTCAACTCCGGCCATTGTGTGTTCAGGTGTTGTTTCTGGAAGTACATCGGGCTTTGTTATTAAAGGCCCATTAATAATCTTACCCTGATTTAAATCTTTTAAATTTTTCAAGCTAAAATCAACATATAGAGCTAAACATTAAAATGCCTTACGGTACTATCAAAGTTGATACAATAACCTTTACCTCAAGCGGTGTAGACACAAGTGTTTCTATTTCTGGTTTAGTTCAAAACCCTAGTTTTAGTGGTGATATAACTTCTAGCGGAACCATTTCCGGTGTTACTATTAGAGGCGGAACGGTATCGGGAGCTACGATTACCGGTACTGCCAGTCAGTTTGGTACAATAACAGGCGATACGGCTGGTTTTACTACCGTTACCGGTACAACCGTTACAGGTACAACAGCTAACTTTGTTGCAGGTAACTTTGCTACTAGTATTACAGGCGTCACTGTTACGGGCACGACAGCTAACTTTGTTGCAGGTAACTTTACTACTAGCATCACTGGTACAACAGTAACAGGTACAATAGCTAACTTTGTTGCAGGTAACTTTACTACTAGCATCACTGGTACAACAGTTACAGGTACAACAGCTGACTTTCAGTCAGGTGTATTTACTACTCAAGTAAGTGGTCTTACGGTCCTAGGACCTACTCATACCGGCACGACAGCTAACTTTGTTGCAGGTAACTTTACTACTAGCATCACTGGTACAACAGTAACAGGTACAATAGCTAACTTTGTTGCAGGTAACTTTACTACTAGCATCACTGGTACAACAGTTACAG